TCCTGTAAATGGTAACTTGTAGATAATCTCTAATCCTCTCTTGAGACTTATCTTCCTACCACGTAGTCTGTTCTTGAATATTACTCTACTGTGTTCCATCATAATTTTTGTAGCACGTAAGTGCTTCCTCATCTGTTAACTTTTAGTCTAGGCATATGGCTTAAGTATTCTCGGATGTATGGCTACCATAATCAAACTTTACTATGGTGCAATCACGAGGTTCCTAGCTGCATAACCTAGACTATGATATATATCTCATACGTGCATAGATTTTTTACCACCTGTATTTCTACAGATTCGTCTCAAAGTTGCAACCCTGAGAACTGCTATGCAATGGGATGAAGTTTTTGGAAAACTGGTATATCATCACCCATACATATTCATGTAGTCTAAACTGTGGTTTCACACACACTACATAAACACTACCTTATCACGTTTCCCGAAGATTATTCAGTCAACGTAAGAGATATATATTTTCTTGTGGGCTATCCCCCACATTGACGTGGGGGTAGTCCTAACTATTTACTTATCTTTCAAACTTGCCAATTCTTGGGCAATATTTGACATCATTGCTTTCATTTCAGCAACTTCAGTCATAACTTCTTTATGATTCTGAATATGCTTAACTGGTATAAACGTACCATCTGCAATGTTCTGAGCATAAGTCTTACCATTGTTGTATAACTTCTGCTTAGTATCTGTCTCTGTCGTCATCGTGTTTCCTTTCGTTGATTAGTGGAGTATACACAAGTATCACTCCGATAATTGACATCATCATCGCCAATTCCATTGATATTAAATCAGGATGCATTTCTACGGACACAACAACAAGTAGTAAACCTATTGCTGTCATTACCATACTCACAACGCACCTGTCGCTTTCATACCTAAATACGCAAGGTATCCTATTACTGTCATTCCTATTATAAATAGTGAGCAGTACATCATATATCCTCCTATATTATTATTATTACAATCATGACTAGAACAAATAGCATGTATATCCTCATACTACTTGTCCTTGTCTTTATCTTCATTGAATATGTCCATCTTAGCTATCTTAGCTCCTACGAACATACCTATAAAAAACCCAGCTAATTCAGCAATTAGTTTAAATGCTAAAAGAACTAGAACAATACCTATTAGTATCTCCATTGTATAACTCCTTTCTTTGCATATGTGTTATATCTACGTATATACTTCTTAAACACCTGATCTACTGTTAGCTTACTAGGTGTAGGAATTATATCTAGATGACTGATCTTATAGTCTAAAACTAGCTGATTAGGCTTCTTTCCATGTACCTTATTCATTTCAGATTCTCCCTTTAGTTAGTATTGATAAGTGGATTAATCATATCCGACAATCAAGGTATCAATGATTTGTAGGTCAGAGTACCTTAACTGCCAAATATCTTTATCCATAAACAAACTCAGTCGAGAGTTCGTTCACTTTCGAACGCAACTCGTAGACGAATGTAACTATAATTCTTATATATAAATACATACATTTTCTTCTGAGCTGACAACTGTCACAGCTCAGGTAAAGAAACAAACAAACACAAGAGTAACGAGCAACAGCGAGTTTCTGTGTGTGTGTAAACAAGGGGTTTTAAAACAACCCCAAGCGAAATGTCGTGATGTAAGTAATTATATATAGGGAGGTTAGTAACAGCTCTAGGACTAGGGGGGGGTTTTATACCTTAGAATCATTATAAACAACAATAACAGGAGTACACATGTACGCATCACTAGCAAGATTTGGCTATAAGATCGCAAAAAATTTGCGACCAGGCAAAATCAAAAAGAAAATAAAGCCGTCTGTTGACAAGTTAAAAAGCAAGTTACCAGCAGGTAAAGCTTCTAACTTAGCATCAGGTGCTACCGACAAAATCGGTAAAGGTTATAGATCTGCATACGCAGCTACATTAGGATCTAGCACTAAACGTAAAGTTACAAGTGCAGTTTTAGGTACGTCATTTATTAATGACATCCTAGATGACTAATGGCTAAGAAGAAGGGGTTATATGGAGTTAATAACTATCATAAGAAAACCCCTAAAAAAAGACCTCTCAGACACGCAAAGAGCCGTTCTAAGAGGGTTCCAAACAAAAAACGATATAGAGGACAAGGACGATGATACAATGGGCAAAATTTGCTTCTAAAGCAAAATCAATAGGATCTAAAGCCAAAGGTGCAGCTAAAAAATTAAAATCAAAGATGACACCTACACCTGAAGGTGTGCTTGGTGCTAGAGCTAAAATGCAAGTTGGCATTAGAAGTGCTACAGCAAAAGTTAGAAAACTTAAAAAAGATCCATTAACTAAAGGATTTGGAAAAGGACTTAAGTATGGTACGTTTGGAGTAGGTGCTTTAGCAGTAGGGTCTGGAGCTTATGATTTAGCAACAGGTAAAAAATCAGTTAAATTAAAAAAATCAGATCCTAATTATAAAGCTTTGAAAAGAGCAGGATATATTTAATGGCTAATAGACTAGAAAAACTAGCAGACGATATAATGAACTTGTCGAAAGATGAGGCTCAAGAACTACAGGTTATAATTAAAGCTAAGCTTATGCCTGAAGTCGAGAGACAGAGGGGTTTGTTACAAGATCAAATGCCTCAAAATAATCCTCAAATGGCCCAAATGGGTAGAGGACAACCAAATAACCGAATGGCATCTCAACGAGATATTAGGATGCAGGGGTTATTACAAAGATAAGGAGAATATATGAAACATATGCTTGAACATTATTGGAAAGACCATAAAAAAGCAGTAATCGCTGTGGCAGTTGTACTTGTTATAGCTGTAATTATATAATATGTTACAAAAATGGTTCGATAAAATTATCGAATCGTTTGAAAACTTAATAGAACAACTAAACAAAGGACACAACAATGCCAATGGTAGGAAAAAAGAAGTTTGCTTACAGCAAAAAGGGAAAAAGTGCTGCAAAAAAATACGCAAAAAAAATAAATAAGAAAGTTAAAAAAAGATACTAAATGAAAGATCTACAAATAATTCCAGGAGAAGGTGTAAGAACACATAAACAAGCTTTTGGAAGAAAAAAAGTAAATCCAAAAATGTTTAAAAAGGCTAATAAGCCTGAAGCTGGTTTAATTAAAAAAGGCTTAAAGCTTACAGCTAGAGCTGCGTTATCTCCTTTGTCTTTAGGATTAACAGGTGCTGTAGTTGCAACCAAAGCTATTAAAAAAGCTGGTGCTAAAGTAGTACCAAATAAACCTTTAAGAAGATCGTTCGATAAACGAGGAAGATTTGTTATATAATGACAACACGTGGTGGAAAAAGAGAAGGAGCTGGTAGACCAAAAGGATCTACTTGTGCTAAAAAATGGAAGATGCTTGATGAATTAGCAATCAAGTACAATCATTCTCCATTAGATTACTTATTAGCAGTACTTAATAATCCTATGTCATCTCCTGAAAGAAAGATGATGGCAGCCGAGAAAGCTGCACCTTACGTTCACTCAAAGTTAGCTACGACAGTTACAAAACTTGGATCAGATGGCCCAATCAAAATCAACATTAAGTGGGGAGACGAGTAAAGAGGGAACTAAAGATATAGTTATTCCTTATACACCTCGTCCTTTACAAAGAGAAGTACATAACAGTCTCAAAAGATTTAATGTGCTGGTTTGTCATCGTAGATTTGGTAAGTCAGTATTAGCTATTAACGAATTAATTAGAACAGCTATAAAAAAAAATAATCAGAAATGTGCATTTATAGCTCCAACATATAGACAAGGTAAATCTATTGCTTGGGAATATTTAAAAATTTATACAAAACCACTAATGTATTTAGGTGGTAGTAAAAACGAAACAGAATTAAAAATAGAATTATTTAACGGATCTACTCTACAAATATTTGGAGCCGATCATCCTGATTCACTTAGAGGTATGGGTTATCATGGAGTTGTGATGGACGAATTTGCTATCATGGCACCAAGAACCTGGACAGAAATTATACGTCCAGCAGTAGCTGATACAATGGGATGGGTTATGTTTATTGGAACACCAATGGGTCATAATCAATTTTGGGAAGTATATGATTTTGCACAACGAGGAGCTAAAAACTGGTTTGCAAAAATGTATAGAGCTTCTGAAACACAAGTAGTTCCTGATGAAGAATTAAAAGATGCACAGTCTATAATGACTGAAGAACAATATAACCAAGAGTTTGAATGTTCTTTTACTGCTGCTGTTAGTGGTAGTTATTTTGGAAAATTAGTTACCAAAGCTGATAATGAAAAGAGAATTGGGAGTATTCCAGTCGAAGAACACGTAGGTGTCGAGACATGGTGGGATTTAGGTATAGGGGATTCAACAGCTATTTGGTTTGCACAAAGAGTAGGTGAAGAAGTACACCTTATAGATTATTATGAGAACTCAGGTGAGTCTTTAGCTCATTATGCAGAAGTCTTAGAAGATAAGAACTATAACTACGAAAGACATATAGCACCTCATGATATACAAGCTAGGGAATTAGGAACAGGAAAATCTAGATTAGAAGTTGCTAACGATTTAGGAATAGACTTTGAAGTTGCTCCTAAATTAGAGGTTGATCATGGTATAGAATCTGTTAGAAATGCTTTACCACATTGTTGGTTTGATAGAGAAAAATGTAAATTAGGTTTAGATGCATTACGTCAATATCGTAAACAATGGGATGAGAAGAACCAAGTTTTTAAAAATAAACCTTTGCACGATTGGTGTTCACACGCAGCAGATGCGTTTAGATATGGATGCGTACATGATCCTATTGATACATCAGACTGGCAAAGACCAATAAATGTGGATTATAAATATATAGTATGACAGAAAATGAAATTGTAGCAATATTAAATAGAGAACTAAGAGCATCATCAGGTTATATTGGTGGTGAGATAGTATCTCGTAGACGTAAGTCTTTAGAATATTATTTAGGTAAACCTTTTGGTAATGAACAAGAAGGAAGATCTCAAGTCGTAAGTACAGATGTATCTGATACGATTGAATCTTTAATGCCTTCTTTAATGAAAATTTTTACAGCTGGAGATAATGTATTTCATTGTGAACCTGCTGGGCCTGAAGATGAGAAGGTAGCTAAACAAGCTAGTGATTATATTAACCATGTTTTCTATAAAGAGAACAGAGGTTTTTCTGCATTGTATACAGCATTCAAAGATGCCTTAGTACAAAAGAATGGTATCTTAAAAGTTTATTGGGATGACTCTGAAAAAACTACAAGAGAAGAATATAAAAAATTAACAGATGATGAATACAATTTGTTACTTGCAGATGATGAAGTTACAGAATCAGAACATCAAGAATACGAAGAAGAATTTAAAGATAATAATGATAAGGTTATTGATACAGTAACATTTCATGATGTCGTTATTCATAAGACACAAAAATATGGACAAGTTAAAATTGATCCTATTCCACCTGAAGAATTTTTAATAGAACGTAGAGCTAAGTCTATCGAGTCTGCTAACTTTGTTTGTCATAGAGTAAGTATGACTAGAACTCAATTAGTAGAAATGGGTTATGATAAAGATATGGTTTATGATCTACCTACTGGTGATTCAGAATATTATTTAGAAGATAGACAAGTAAGATACCAAGATACAGATTTCTCTGCACCACAAGATAGAGGTGATAATTCTTCTGACGAAATATTAGTACATGAATGTTATGTAAGATTAGATGTTAATGGCGATGGTAAATCAGAATTAATGAAAGTCTGCTTAGCAGGTAATGGATCTTATAAGATATTAGATATGATGGAGATTGATTCAATTCCTTTTGTTTCAATGACTCCAATTATTATGCCTCACAGATTTTATGG